TATTTCATCAGGAAGCTTGCTAACTTGGGCTTCTGGTTCTAGAAAAGCAGGTACTGCAATTTCAGCCACTGGTTCAGGAACCACATACAAAAATGTTATTGATGCAGGTGTTGACAACTTTACAATGCCGCTATTTGGTGGATCGGACGGTCTAGATATCACAGAAAAAGACCCCTTTAGAAACACATTGTTGGATGGCAAGACGGAGTTGACAAACTACGCTTACAATACAATTAAAGAGTCAATTGATATTGCTAGAGATCCAGAATTTGTACCATACAATCTTGTCTCAATCCCCGGCATTACAAACGAGGAGTTAACAACTCACCTTATTAATACTGCTGAGTCAAGAGCAGATGCTTTGGCGGTTATTGACCTTAAAGGCGATTTCCAGCCATCTCATGAAGGAAACAGTGGAAAAACTTTCCCCAACTTAAGCGATACAATCACAAACTTGAAAAATCGTCAAATTAATTCAAGCTATGGTTGTGCCTTCTTCCCATTTGTCCAGATTAGAGACACGTTAGAAGGACAGTTGGTTTACATGCCACCCTCTGTTGCCGCCATCGGCGCATTCTCGTACACGGACAGAGTTAGAGCGCCTTGGTTTGCCCCAGCAGGATTTAACCGTGGCGGCTTATCAAGTGGCATTGCAGGTTTGCCAGTTTTAAATGTTACACAGAAGCTTACTGCTAAAGATAGAGATAATCTTTATGACGCCAACATTAACCCAATCGCTTCATTCCCGAATGAGGGTATTGTAATCTTCGGTCAGAAGACTCTACAAGTTACAAGAAGTGCGTTGGATAGAATCAATGTTCGTAGACTTCTCATCTTTATTAAGAAAGGCATCTCAAACATTGCTGCAAGCGTTCTATTTGAGCCAAATGTTCGTGCCACATGGGCAAGATTTATTGGTCAGGCAGAGCCTTTCTTAGCAGATGTACAGGCGAGATTTGGTCTTGATGAGTACAAGCTTGTTCTTGATGAAACAACGACAACCCCAGATCTTGTTGATAGAAATATTCTATACGCAAAGGTTTACTTAAAACCCACAAGGGCGATTGAATTTGTTGCTGTTGATTTTATCATTACTAACACAGGCGCATCTTTTGAGGATTAAACTAATTAATAGGAGTACAGGAGAATAATAATGGCTGTAAATAAATCAACACCAATTCCACCATGGGCATCAGTTAAAATTGAGCCAAAAAGACAATTTAAATTTATTTTAACTTTGGGAGATATCCCTGCTTGGGTTGTCACCGACGCGGATAGGCCAAGTCCAAATTTTACTGGCAAGGTAGATCATGAGTTTTTAGGCCATAAATTTAAATTCCCCGGCAAACTAGAATGGAATAATGTCGGGGTTACTCTTGTAGAACCTATTGACCCTGATGTCTCTGGTCTCGTATTAGACGTTGTTAAAAAGGCTGGCTATAACCCACCAACAACTTGGACAGCAGACAATGAGGGTTGGCGCACTACTTTTTCTAAGGAAAGGTTCGTTAATGGCAACTTAGGCAACATCGCGATTAAAGTGCTAGACTCTGATGGAAACGTTGTTGAAAAATGGACATTGTACAATCCTTTCGTGGATGGCATTACATACTCAAACTTACAATACTCCGGTCAGGCAATTAACACAGTTAAATTAAATTTTGCTTATGATTATGCCGATGTTGAAATTTTTGAACAGAACCAAAATTCAACTATCGCATAATTATAGTAGATGACAACTGCAACTGAAATAAACCGTCGTAATAATATACGCAACCAAATTAGCCGTCAACAACAAGGTGGTAAAGGTGGCGACCCCTACTTTAATGCCGCAAGACAATCGATACAATCTCAATTTCGTTTTTTGTTGAGAATAAACGATATTCCGTTTGCTCTAATTAAAGACGTAGACCGTCCAAGTCCAAACTTTGGATCACCAAAAGAATTTCAACTTTTAAATTGGAAATTCAAAAACCCTAGCGGTATTGTTAGTTGGGACAATTTAACGTTTACAATAGCAGAAGTATTTGATAATACTTTAGCAAATTCAATTTCAGGCATTGTAATGCAAAAATTTAAAGACTTGGGATATGATAATCCAAACCAAATAGATACCAACAATTTAAAAGATATGAATAAATCAGACTTAATGGCTTCGCTCGGAGATGTTATAATTCAAGTGTTAAACCCTGATGGGAATGTTTACGAGCAGTGGTCTTTGTATGGTGCCTTTATATCTGGTATTAAATTTAGCGGCTTGAATTATGGCGGTTCTGCCGTTTTGAATTCAAGAGTGACAGTGACATATGATTGGGCTGCTCTGTCATATATAAACCAGTCAGGCTTATCAAAAACTTATTAATTTAAGAGGATAAAATGAAACAATTTGATATGGGCGATGAAACTGCCCCCAGTGAATATGGTGGGATGACTCATTATGTTGACTTACCAACTAAAGGAGAGTATTATCCAGAGGGACACCCTCTCCATGGCGTTGATAAAATAGAAATAAAAATGATGACAACAAAAGAGGAAGATGTACTTACAAACCAATCTTACATAGAGAGCGGTGTTGTCATCGATAAATTATTAGAAAGCATTATTATTTTGAATGTTAGCGCCCAAGATATATTTGAACCTGATAAAATGGCTATCTTAATCGCATCAAGAATTGAAGCATATGGAGAAGATTATGGCATAACAATGTTGTGTGAAAAGTGTGGGGAAATTAATAACTACAACGTTGATTTATTAGAGATACAGCAAAAAATAATTGAGAGTAAACTTGAAATAACAGAATACGGAACCGTGATTGTTGAACTGCCCAAATCAAAAAAGGTTATTGAGTTTAAGCATTTATTACCAAGAACCACAGCCTCTATTGAAAAAACTGTTCAAAAGATGAAAAAATTAAATATTAATACAAATTTTAATACAGAATTTTTTAAAAGAATTGTGGTTTCGGTAGACGGAGATACTAATAAAGAAGAAGTCGCAAAACTTGTTGAAAACTTAAGAATTTTAGATTCTAGAGTTTTGTCTCTTGCTTATACTAGATCTCTACCATCATTAGATACCTCCTTTAAGGCAACCTGTAGTAGTTGCGCTCACGAAAGTGAAGGAGGTTTGCCCATTCAGGCGAACTTTTTTTTCCCTGAATTCTAATTATTTACAAGGAGTATATGACGATATTATAATTATGATATCTCAAGGTGGCTGGAGTTATAAGGATTTATATCAAATGCCAGTGTCAAAAAGAAGTTGGATATTTAAAAGATATGTGACTCTCAATACCCCCAAAGAGGAAGAGTAAATGGCAGACGGACCAACACAAGAACAAATTAAAGCTTTTGAAGAATTGGCCGCAGCAGCCGTTCAGGCTAAAGTAGAAATCGGTACTGTAACCGGCGCACTTGGCCTGCTGCAAAAAACTGGGGTAGTAGAAACTTTACAAAATATTCAGAATCTACAAGTCTCACTTGCGACAACTGTTGGTGACCAATTCAAGACTGCGATCGAGGGTGTTAAAGACTCTTTTCAGGATTTGAATTCTGCTGGCAGAATGCTTGGCATTGGTCAAGAAGACATTAAAAATGCTTTCGCAACAACAATAGAGTCATTTAAATTCACTGGCGAGGCCACTGACGGTCTTGCTAAAAAAATTGCTGCCAACTCAAAAGTAATTGAGGGTACAAAACTTGTAGCTTTCACTAAGGATTTTGCCCTTCAAACACAATTATCAGCTAAACAAGCTGAGTTGTTTGGTGAAAAACTTACTGCAACAGCCATAAAGGCAGGTCTCCCAAGAGATGAATTGCTTAAATTGTCACAAAGTTTGTTAACTAGCGGAGTTACTTTTGGCTCCTCAATAAGCCAAATTGAAACTTTGACCACCAGAACTACGGCTTTCGGTCGTTCTTTGGGCGTTACGGGCGATGCTATTAGAAGACAATTGGGTGCGATGATGACAATTGGTGACAGGCAACAATTAGCTGCCCGCCTATCACAAATCGGCACAATGGTTGGTGCAGATGTTGACGTAGCAAAACTTATGAGTGCGGACCCGGCAGAACAAGAAGAGGCGCTACGCCAGACGTTGAACAGTTTTTCACAGTCATATCAGCAACTACAGTCCCCCGCACAAAAAAGAGCGCTAATGTTGACTCTAAGCAGATCATTGAGACTTCCCGCTCAGGCCGTGCAAACAGCCTTGTCAAAGGGTGTTGATATTTCAAAAGCCGTCGAGGACATAAACAAGGCGGACGTTTGTTACAACAAACGAAACTTTAAAAGAGTTCATCAGCGCTTTAAAACAACAGAGAGATCTTGCAGCAATCAACGCAATGAATACAGCGCTTGAAAAAGTAACTGGCGCTACTGTGCAGTCAGGGAATAGTATTGAACAGCTTGATAAGAACATTAGAAATTTTGCAGAAGTTGTTGAAACTTTTGGAGAGGCTGCTGGTAAGTTCACTGCTCAAGCGACTGGGGAAGCTCTTGGCGCTGTGGATGCTGCTGGTCGCGGCGACACCGCAGAGGTTAATCGTAGGTTGGTGAAAATTGGTCAGACGATTGGCAATGGTATAGGTGACGCTATTGTAAGCGCAATTAGGTCAGCTTTTGGTGGGCCACTAAACCCAAATCCCGGTGGCTAATAGCATCATAGACATTTTGTCCTAAGAATCTAATTATATTATGGCGAATACCTTAGTAAAAAATATAATAAGCACACTTTCCGGTGGACCACTTGCAGATCAACTTTTTGGTTCAGCAGGCAACGATCCAACTTTGGCTACGGCAAACCCTGCTGAAGTAGAATTGAGGAACAAATTAAATTTTGCTAATATCAGGATTGGTTTTCCAACAACCTCTAGGACCTCCACCATTTTTACACAGGCAAATCTAAGCTTCCCAGCTTACATAAACTCTTTCACAGATTCTTTTTCACCATCGTTTGCAGCAAATGCAGTATATGGGCGAACCGACCCAATCCCGACATACGCAGGCACACAAAGGTCTATTTCGCTTAGTTTAACAATTCCTTGTTTTGATTCAGATGACGCAAATGAAAATATGAAAAAAATAAATGAGTTTATAAAAAACATTTATCCGTCCTATAATTCGTTTAAAGGAGACTTGATTATAGCTTCGCCACCCCTCGTCAGGGTCAAGTTCGCAAACCTAATCATAGATCATAAGATGCCATTTAGAGGATTGTTAGGATATATAAACAATTTCACTTATTCTTTTGACCCAAAAGAGGGCTTTTATTTTGATAAATCAGAAGAGGGGACAAATAATTTATTTTTCAGATCGTATACAATAGGCTTCACCATGAATGTTCTACACGAATCAGTTGTTGGGTTTAAAGACGGAGAGTTCTTTGGGTCCAATATAGATTACCCTTATCGAGTAAAAAACAGCTTGCTTAATCCAATACAGGAAAAAACAACAGACAAAAAGAAGTTTGGGATTTCCTTTGATCTAAGCGAAGCAGAAATTTTAAAGTAGGCTAAAACAATGACTTCAAGATATGACAACACAGAAGACCAGCTTTTAAGCGATATAGACTATAGAAGGGTTTATACAGACAAATTCGACAAGGGTCGTAAAAAATTTATTCCCAAAATTGCTTCAATTAACATAGATTATCCCACTTTTGATGAGATATTGGACCTTGAGTTTGTAGACCATATTTGGACAATGGGGGACCACTATTATAAGCTAGCTGATTTGTACTACGGAAATCCAAATCTTTGGTGGATAATTGCTTGGTTTAATAAAAAGCCTACGGAATCTCACGTCGATATAGGTGATATTATAAGAGTACCAAAATCTGCTGGTTCTATTTTAGCTGCAATGGGCTTTTAAATGAATTTCGATTATTACTTGCCAGCGCTGACAGATGATGGGGAAACAGACTTAGAACAGTTTTTTTTGAATCAAGTTCTAATGCCGCAACTTTGCGACAAGAACAACTCACTTTATAAATTTTTTAAAACCGGCGAGGGTCTCCTTGTTGATAAAACCTTAAATGAAACAGCGACAGGTGGAAAATTAATTACATTAAGCAATCAATTTGGTTCAGAATTTGAAACTCTTACTCGCACAGCCAACTTGGCAAACAGAAAAGAACATATAAAATTCATGCAAGACATAAGACCAGAACAACTGGCAGCGCTGTCTCCATACGCTAGATTTTATGTGGTTGATAGTAAAAATGCTACAAAGGCCAATTTTAAAAAGAATGCTCTGCCGATTGCTTTTGACAAATCATTTGACACAGACTTTTTTCTTAAGAATAGAAAAACAACTTCAAGGGGAGAAGGCGCAGGCTTGTTGTCTATTGCTTCAAACCGTGTGTATAACATAACTGGTGACTATGATCCAATCACTTTAAACTCAAGTTTTTTCTTCTCGTCTTACGAGGTGTTTATTAATAAACCTGCAATAGAAAAAAGCTCACTCTTTGGCGTATCGTATAACAGTAATTTAAACTCTGCTGCTACTTTTACTGGTTTTTTTGAAAAAGTTGGCAGGGTGATAACTTATAAGGAATTAATAAAGAGAAGTAAAGACTTTAAGTTAGTTTTAGAATACGGCTGGAATGTTAACGATGGCGTTTCTGATTTAATTTTAAACAAAAAAGAAAAAGAAATAATAAAAAATCTTGAGAAGGTACATTATTTGTTAAGTCCAAAAACTCATAAAATTAACTTTAATCCTGACGGGAGCTTCACCCTTGATGTTGAATATGTTCCAGCACCATTGGAAACTTTTGAAAAACCATTTAAAACTGGAATTGTTAATCTAGCTGGCTCTGAAGATAATTTAGCAGAGATAAAAAAACTACAAGAAATAATAAAAAAATTAAAAGAAAGAGCAGCCGATTCTAAATCAAAAGCTAGCACAGTAAAAGCTTCAAAGAAGAAAATCGCAGAACTAAGAAAAAAAGTAAAATTGTTGGAACAAAAAAATGCCTCTCAATACGCAAAATCTTTTTTAGACCTCTGTGTTTCTCGTGCATACTTTAATTCGTATACTGCTGATGTTAAATTTAAAAAAGACACCGGGGAGTATAATGTTGAATTAACAATGAAAACCCCTTGGACCGGCGTGGTAACCAAAAAATTTACAAAAACTTATAGTCCAAGTCGCATTCATAAAAGCCTGTTGAAAAAAGAAGGTCCTGACAAACAGATTTTTTCCGATAAATCAACCCAGCGTGGTAGCGCCGAAGAAATTGAAAAGAAAAAACTTGAGGACGTTTTAGGCGTCACAGAGTTATGTTTAAGGCCAAACGATAAACAAAAGGTCCAAGATAAAGAATTTATTTTTCTAAAAGATATTTTAAAAGCTTTATATGTTATTAATAAATCTTCAGATAATAATGATGAAGAAGATCCTTTGCCTTATTTTATATTGGGCAATTTCGCCCTGTCACTAACAACAGGCGAAAAACTTTGGTGCAATGTCGGAGATATGGCACTAACAAGAGATAACTTTTTAATTTCTTTGGTTGGGTTTTTTAAAGCATACCCCACCCCAACCATAAAACAATTTATTTCTTATTTTATTAGTCAGGTCATGCCAAAAAAAATGTCTACTAAAAAAAATATGCCAGCTTTTCCAACTCTTGCGTTCCCATTTATTCATTTTAATTCTCCTAAGTATGAGAAAGACATCACTACAAACAAAGACCTGTTGACTGATTTAGCCGAAGGCAACTCAAAAATTTTAAAAGATTTCAGCAAAAAATATTTTAATGAGAGTGATTTTGAATCTTCACACGGGTGTTTTTTCATTGGGCAATCTGCTAATATTTTATATGAAAATTCAAACATATTTATCTCTGATAAATTAAAGGCGTTTTCTGATATAAACTATTTTAAAAAGGATGAGGATATTGTTGATCAGGGTGTCTCAAAAATGATTTTAGGTTCCCCTGTCGGCTTGGTGCAAAAATTAAACTTCACTTCAAATTCCGACACGACGATTACAAACTTAGCATATACTCTGAATCAAAAGAAACCCGGTGTCGCGGACGACTTAATATCAACAAACTTCCAATATAGTCTAAATGCCCAATTGTTTGGGAATCGCATATATGAGTTTACTAATTTAATTTATGTGCCCAGTTATACTCTTGGAAAGGGCAACCCGTCTGTGCCAGATAGGGAACTGACAGACGCTGATAAACAAAGACTTAGAGAACAAGCAAAAACAAATGACTTTGAAATCGGTGGTTTATATGTAATCACTAATACTACAGACACTCTTCAACTGAGTCAGGGGACATATGTAAAAACAATAAACGCAAGTTGTGTGCTGCGGGATTCAAAACGACTCTTAGACGCTCTTAAAAATGCGTCAGAAACTGAAAAAAATGTGTTAAAGCCCTCCTATACGGCTAAATTTGTAACACTTGAATCATATTTAGAGAGGAACATAGGTCTAATAAGTTTAAAAACAAGACAATCAAAGGGCAAAAAAGATGAAGATTAATGTCAGAGAGCTTGCAGAAAGTTTGTTGGAAAAAAAAGAACAGGTTGTTGTTGAAGAAAAACAACAAATTTCATTTGAGAACGTTGATAATGAAACAGACACTGCTGAGTTGTACAATTCTAGGGCCTTATACAGAGAACAAATTAATGATAAGAATTTGCCAATTAAAAATGTAAATAATACAGGTCAAGTTTTAAACAATCAATTGGACACATGGTACGAGGAACATGGCTATGGAAAATATGACTACGAGGGTAGGTTACTTGAGAGTGTTGCAACTGGAAAAGACTTGTCAGAGTTTGAGAACGGCTTTTTACTATTAGATTTTGTGGCAGACGCTGCACAGGAGTTTTTTAGGCAGTACAATGTTGTTAGGGCGAGCCATCCTCGCAGTCGCTTGAATAACATAGGCATAGTGAAAGCATATGAACCTAGGCCAAGTTATAATGATTATATTAATTCTGTGTACGAGCAATTTTTTAATGAAGTTCTAGACCCAATAAAAAATTCAAATAAAATAAAGAACGTAGAAGATTTTATAAATTTATTATATGTTTGGTTTTTAGAACAGGACATACCGATAACAGAAACTGGCTTTTATGAACAGGCCGAATATAACATCTATAATACTGGCCTAGCTTTTGATTTTTTTAAGATTAATAATGATGAGGATAAAAAAATAATTTTAACAGATGTTAGATATCCAACTTTAAATTATGTAGCAAAAGTTAATGGGCTGAGAATAGACCCGAACTACCCGGCGAGATTGATAGCGGATATACAATCTGAAAAGCTTTTAAATTTGTATGTAAAAAATAAACCTAATTTTTTTGGTAGTTCGATCGCCTACTTGCCAAAATTAATTTTAGAAAAATATTTTAAACCAACCAACTTTATTCAAGGCTCTCAAGTAAAAATTGATTTTTTTATGATCGTATTAAGTGGCATATACGATAGGTTTATTAAAAAATATAAGGCATATCCTAATTTTAGCTCCAATTCTAATATTAAACAGACGTTTAAAAAAGAGTTTGTGAATAATAAAGTAAACAGAGGGTTCGCGAGTAATGAAAGTTTTAATACAATCAAAAGAGATAACTTAACAACATTGAATAATTTCAGTATAAAAACGTATATTAGGTTTAGAGTTAAAGAATCAGGCATCAAGATTAACTTAAAAGAAGAACAGTCCCTTATTAAAACAGTCCTACAACTAAATTCAATTAACAATTCTAAAAGTTTTTTAACAGAAACAGAATTTTCAGAAAGGTTGTACACCGAAACTCAACCAATAAACTTTTTAGAAATGTTTATTAAAAATAAAAAAGCGGATAACACAGCAGGAAAGAAACAATTTGTCTTCTTTTGGAACCGCGCTAAACAAAAACTCTTGACAGGCACCGAAGAGTTTGCTAATCTTGTAGAGACCGATGATGAGGGGTTTGTTTATAGCCCTGACCCAACTCAAGGTGATCTCACAGACCAAGAAGTGGGAAAGCTTCTGGGTTCGTAACTACAAAGACAAAGCATGATATTTTCAAAAATCGATACAAAAAACAACTGCAAAAGCATCTTTGCAGATAATAAAGTATTTTCGGATTATGAGAATACTATGAAATATACTTGGGCGTATCAAGAGGATCTACCATCAGAGGTTAAGTTTGTTAAACTGTTTTGTGGTGGTAAAGATTACACAGAACTATTACCACAACGCGAAAGACAAGAATACAGAACTCTTGAGAACAAAATCAAGAACACACTTAAATCATATGGCGTATGCGGGTATGACCCACGCGAGTTCTGCTTGGATGAGTTGGTGGGTCAGTCGTTTATTGAGGACTTTTTTAACCTAAAAAACAAAGCAATGCGCTTGGCAGTTGAAAATTATAAAGAACCAAAAAATTATACTCAACTGGAAAATATAGAAAAACTAACGCACT